CATGTCCTGCCCTTCTGTGCCGCCTTCCGGGGTGGCCCCGCTGGCTTGATTCAGGTACTGATACAGGTCTTCAGCCCGCATTTCAGGCGTTGTTTCAACAGGATCGGGCCAATCTCTCCCCCTCCCCAGAGCCCACTTCACAAATGACGAAAAAATGAGACTGGCTGGGTCAAATCCAAATAGATTCGTGCCCCCGTCGGCTGCTGCAAGGTTTGTTGCCATAGACCCCGCGCTTGAAAGTTTTGAAGCACTGTCAATAACCTGTGCGGCCGCTCTTATTTTCTGCATCGCGTCGTACATGTCCTGCCCGCTGGAGTTTGTTTGGCCCGAGGCTGCTTGCGGAGCAACGCTAACCGGCTCGGCGGGCGCTTGAAGGAGCGTATTGTAGGTCTCCATAGCACTTTCTGGGTCAAAACCCATTGCGCTAATAACCGCTTCGGGTGAAACATTGTTGGCCTGCATGACATCAAAAATGTCTTGCGCGCTCGCGTTCGGGTTCGAGGAGAACCACTCCCTAATCTGGTCTTCTAAAAGTTGTGACATGGTTCACCTCAAGGTGGTGTCGGTAACGTGTCAGGCAACACGGAAACAAACGTTACGGCGATGACCGCAGAAGGCATGCCGGGATGTGGCGCCGTTGGTCCGGTTGCGTCGAGTGAAAGGTCAATATCATCCCCTGCCCACATCAACTGTATGTACTGCCCAGCTTGCATATCAATGTTGAAGTTCCAGTTTATTTCCAGTACACCGCCGGAACCCGCCAGCAGATACTCTCTTGTCGTATAACCGACATCGGTGCCTCCGCGATTTATCCAAATGAACACCGTCTTACTGCTTGCAGACGAGCTTCGTAGAACCCCGCTAAACTGGAAATTGTAAATTCCCGAATAGTTCACGGTTATATAAGACGTCGTTGGCCCGTTTATGAACATCCCGTTATTAAGGTACGTCTGATTGAAGCGCACCGGTTGCGCAGTATTTATCGCAACCAGCGCTTGATCCGCATTATCCCAAAATAATCCGTTGGGAGAATCGACGAATCGGCCACCATTATCCCCGGTGAGGAGGTTGAGGTTGTTAGCCATACGGGCAAAGAACAAACGCAAGATGTTGTTCAGCGCATCCAAGTAACCCTTGACGGGAGTTTGCGGCGGCACCGGTAGCGCCGGGGCTTGCACCTTATTGATAAGATATTTGATGTCCGCCATCAGCCCCTACGCCCCGCAGGTTTCATGTCAAAACGAGGTGACCCGAGCTTCCAAGCCACACCTAGGCCGGTGGACTCAATCTTGAACGCCATCTGCCGACCTCTGACCCGCACATAAACTTGCCCGGTAAACTCTTCAATCGGCACCGTGGTTACCCGAGAGATGGTGTTAGCGCTATTCCCCCCAACCGACGCGGGGTCGTAGTACCCAGAACCTGAGTTCTGTAACGGCAGCAATGTCATAGTTGCCGAGGGGGTGTCCGCCGTTGAGCCCTGAAACGTAATGTCGGGTAGCACCCGGTTGATAAGCATAAAACGATCACCGTCATCAACGTCAAACTCCGCGGAAACCAGCGTCGCAGGAATCGCGTTTGCGGTGCCAAACTCGTTACAGTCCACCCCGTACTCATGATAAACCAAGTTATTGCTATAGGTCGCTGCGATGGGGTAATCCCGCAGGTCTGAATCCAGCCATGCAGATCGACGCAGAGTGCCGTAATACCACGCATTTTCAACGTAGTTATAGATAACATACCGGTCGTTTTCAGATGACCCCGCCGATGGGTAGAACCACCATATTTCGTCAAACTGCTCAACCGTACCGCTCACAACCTGATTGAACTGCTGCTTGTTAATGTCATCAAACACATAACTGCGGACGGCACAGGGCAGCGTTTTGACGGTGCCATCGTAAATATAGAACTTGTCTTTGCCCATCCAGTAGGCCACGTTGTTGGAGTAGACCAGTGCGTTTTGGCTGATAATGGTGATATTGTCGCCGAGCAGTTGCGCCCCCCACACTTCAGGCGCGCCCAAATACTGCAGCCCATATACCGCGGCGTCAGTAATAACAAGTATCTCTTGGCGGGCCTGCTTTGCCGCAATAATCTGCGTCCCCTTTGACAGGCGCAGGCTGCCGGCTTGGTTTGTCGCTTCTGGGGTCCAGTTCGCTACATCTTCTTGGTCAGACCAACGGATCAACATCGGGTCCAAAGCAGAACCGCCTACGTCATTCGCACCGAAACAAAAAGCGAATCGAAAAATGTCAGATACAAAGGCGATGTTGGCGATAGTCGGAACATCCGATGCACCACTCAAAGAGGACACATATACCGCTCTGGTCGTTACCCCCGTGCTTGCATCCCAATAAAACGGCTCGCCGCCACGATAGGTAAAAAAGAGGTCTTCCCCAAAGTTCATTTGGCTCCAAAGCCGCATTGGAGCTATCGTGGCCCCGCCGACACCCCATGTTCCGAATCCCCAGCGACCGGCACCCCATCCTGTGAACGGCACTTCGAGCTCGTTTCCAACGGGTATCTGGTACGCGCCGACTACCGCTCCGCCGCCGTTTCCAACATCCGACCCATTGGCCGCTGCTGTGGCTGTGATTGTATAGTTGTCGTCGTCAACGATTGAGGTTATTTGGTACTCTGCGTTTAACACTGCCGCTGTAATAGCCCCGCCTAAACTTACTGCCCCGGAGAAGGTCACAAAGTCACCTTGCTGGGCGCCGTGATCGACGTCGGTCACTGTTATAACCTCCGAACCGCTCGTAGCAGCGAAGGTCACGTCGCCTGCAGCAGTTGTAAGACGGATGGGGGTCACGTCGAAATACGCGCCACCTCGCTCGATGTAATACTTGAGGTTGGTTCCAACGGACATAAGGTTCTGGCCGGCCAGCGTCGCCCAGTTCGTCATGGAACGGCACACGCCGAGGTATGTTTCCGCGGACACCCGCTGCCACCCGCCAATTTTTTGCGGGAAGCCAAAGCGAAACCGCACTTTGTTGGTTTCGTACCATGTACCCTCGGCAGAGTACCGCGTGTTTTCGCGGTTAACGCCGGGCTTGAATGTGATTTTTTTCAGCATTGGGCTCAACCCTCAGACAAAAACAGTGCGCGCTCTGCTGCTCGGCGTCTTACAAGACCCGGGAGGACTCGCCCCCCACCCCTCACCCAACGCGTAAGCTCGTCAGCGGCGCCATCCAAGTCACCGTCGTCTATTCTTCGTCGTAACGTGCTTGACTTATAACGACTTCCACCAAGATTGTAAATGAAGTCACTGATGGCGCCTAGCTTGTTTGGGGCTGCCGCCAGCGAAGGGGATGCCTTTAATGCCGAAAGAGCGCACTGAGTTAACGTGATCTTTGCAAGTTCCTGCGCCTTACCTTCTGATACTGGGCGGTCAGTCATCGCTACACGAGTGCCACCCTCGTATGTTGTTGCGCCGTAGCCTATCGTCGGCACCCCGGCAGGGCAGAGGTACGGGGATGCGGAAAACCCTTCAAACTCCTTTACAAGAGCAAACGCTATGCAGTTACTTGCGCCCACGTTCGTATACCCGGCCAACAAACCAAAACGTCAACACCATTGTCAGCATAGACATATCGTCATCATTCCAGTTCTCGACCAGAACGGCTTTCCAGTCTGCCCCGGCGGAAACAGCCATTGTCATAGTCACGATCTTTACTGCTGAGTACATGATGACAAACCAGTAAGTGACCAGCGGGCGCACCAGCGCGCTTAACGCAGCAACGAATTTCCCAGCGGCCCGCGCCGTTTGACCCTGCTCTTTGATGGCATTGCCGATGGCATCCACTTCCGCCATGGTAAGCCCGGCGTCAATTTTGTGCATCTCATGTTCTGCTCTGTGCTTCGCAAATTCCATCTCCGCGTTAAGCATGGCAAGTTCATGGGCACGCTCGTTCTTGCGGTCAAAAAGTTTGATTCCTTCGGGAAGCAGCCGGAAAACCCCGCCCACAATGCCCCCTATCGTGGATTCAAGAATCATTCGCTGCCCCTTTATTTAAGTTCCGTAATGTCGTCACCTTTACGCACTGTGACTTTCCCTTCCTCGACATCAACCCGCATGGGCGGCTCTTTTTCGGCCAGCTTCGCAATCAAATGCTGTATCACATCAAACTCTGGGCGTTCTGGTTTTTCCTGAGTGCCGGCAATTCCGTTCATCATGTTGATAAGCGCCACCAGCGCACCACCAACCATTGTCATCACTGCGGTGATTGCAGACTCAGACAAAAAATAGCTGGAGCCAACACCTATCAATACGATGGCAGTGATATAGGCCAGCCCGTACTTTCCAATGGCTTTGCCCGCTACCTCTTTTGCAGTTTCTTGTTGCGGGGTTTCGTCTTCGTTCATTTGTCGGCCTTCCCATCAAGTTTGTCGAATATTTTTCCGAGCATTTCTTTAATTTCGCGCATGTCGTTTCTATAGTCGTCTTTTGAAACATAGGCGTGCGGGAATTCCCTTACGTCTTCATCAAGTCGATCAATGGCGCTATAAATCCGATTAAGAACCCAGCCACCAAAGAAAGCGGCTATAGTTACAGCCATGTTGAAAAGGGTCTGGTAGTCCACACAACTGCTCCTTATGCGGCGTTGAGCGCATCGAGTCGGCCCCACACCCACGCTGCGGCAGCGGCAGGGTCGAAAGGGATTGTTGCTTCAGGGTTGCCGGGTTGCGCCGGATCAGGCCGCGTCCAGTTTGCCCCAACAGAGGCAAGGTAAGACTCAAGATCAGCTTGGGTCGGGATGACTTCAAAGTCCCCAGTGTCGTACCCGTTTTCAGTCAGGCCGATCATCACCATGTCACGCGGAGAGGGGGTGCTCGGGTCACCGACCACAAAAACACCACCGACCCCCTCTGGGTGGAGGCAGAGAA